AGTCACGCGACCACAAGAGACAGTCACGCGACCACAAGAGACAGTCACGCGACCACAAGAGACAGTCACGCGACCACAAGAGACAGTCACGCGACCACATGAGACAGTCACGCGACCACATGAGACAGTCACGCGACCACAAGAGACAGTCACGCGACCACAAGAGACAGTCACGCGACCACATGAGACAGTCACGCGACCGCCTGACCCATTCACGCGACCGCCTGACCCATTCACGCGACCGCCTGACCCATTCACCTGACCGCATGACCCACATAAGGGGGGTAAATTTCCTGCCCCCACCTTCCTGCGCTCCCCTACTCTAATTTTCTCTGCATTTCCACCCTATTTTCCCTTCGCTCAAAACAATGCCTTTTTTTACCTAACGCCTGCCAAAAGTTGAAAGGAGCAAAAAACCATGCCACCCAAAACCCGCCTTTTATTTTTCAAGAAAGCAAATGCCTACGTTCTTCATCATTCTCCTGACAACACGCGCTCCACTCCATGTACAGTCCTTTATTCCTACGACCGCCCTGCAATAGCCTACTACCCTCTATCCGGTCAAATCATTTTCTACCCTACCCTATTTGCTTGGACACTCCGCCACGCGCGGGCATTCCTTGCAGAATATGTAGGACTTCAAACAGACACCATTATCTCTGCCATAAAATTCATGCAATCCAACCCCGCTTCCTTATCGGTAACAATCACAACCACAAACGATACAGTGGGCGACCTTACAATATCTTCAATCTAACCTACAGGCTCCTAACTGAGCCTCATGCAAGCGACCGTTCCCGTGTTCCTCTCATTCACGGCGTAGGTTCAACTCCTGCGGCTTGCACCATAACCAAACACGAAAGGAGGTATACCACAATGCGCAAGCCTGTAGTTTCCCGAACCCTTACCCTTACAGAAGGAACAATCCTTGTAGCTGACAGCGAAACCCGTGCAATGGTTGAAACAGAATTTCACCTTGTTGACAACTTCAAGAACAACGATGAAATTCTCCGAGCAATGCGTCGTTACTACAAAGCACTTGACATGGACAAACGCTACACTCCTATCCGAGTAGTGACCAAAACCACAACCAATACCCGGCGTTTCATGACAGTGCAAGACTTCTACGACAAATCCAAACCGATGTAACCCGCTACACAAAACCACAAAAAATTCAATAAACGAAAGAGGTAAACAAAATGGAAGGCTATTCCGCAAAAATCGTCAATTCTTCGCGTACCCTGACTGCCCGTGAGCGCATCATGATGAAGGACACCACAGACGCCACTCAAATCAACGCCGCGCTGAAGAACGGCAGTGTCGAGTTTTCCCCTGTCCTTTGGGCAGACGTCGAGATTCACAATGAGCGCTCTGAGAACAAGGACTACAGCACGCTTGTTGTCCTTGCTTCTGACGGCACGAAGTATTACACTTCTTCCCCGTCTTTCAAGGAAGCATTCATCGACATTTTCACCGAGATGGTTTCCGAGACGGGAGAAGCGGAGGAATTCTCCGTTCGCGCTTACACCGTTCCCTCAAAGAATCAGCAGGGTTGCTTCATTACCTGCTCCATTCTCTAACAAACTGACAGCCCCGGCTAATCACCGGGGCTTTACTGCAAGGAGGAACGCATGGCAAAACGCCATTCCCTTACAAAGCGACAACAGCAGTGGTATTATGAGGAATCACTTGCGCGTCACAGAGTTTCAGAGTTTGAGCGCAGACACAAAGTCTCCGTTCCGGACCTGATAGGCAACCGCCCTTCACGAGTTTACAAAAAAGAACTTGAGCGTTTGCGCTCAATAACAGCAGAATCATTTACCATTGAACACGGTCACTTGATTCTTACCCCCGAACAGCTTCGCATGGCTCAATCAGCAGGTGCGCAAGCCCCGCAGGAAACTGACATGGTTCTGACCGAGATTGACCGCATGATTTCATCCTTGTACAACGATAGCCCGGCGAACCGTGAATATGCAAAACTTATCCGCACAGCTTTTGACAAAGCAATAGCAGAGCGTGGACGCCCCGCAGTAGCAGAGACAGCACGACAGCAGAGTTTGCTGGAGGAAGTTCGCATAATCATGGGGTATCAAGACGTAGACCGTAAACGGCAACGCCTTGCAGGCTTTGTTAACGCGCTGTTTGCCCGTCCCCTTTCATCCGAAGAATTTGAAATGTTTTCCGGCAGATTTTCAGACGCGCAAGAGGAAGATGAAGCAGACAGCTATGAGCAAACGGTATCAGACAAACGAGCAGGCTATACTTCCGCATTCAAGGCGGAACACAGAGTAGCTTCCGCAAAGAGCAGATTGGAAGTCAAAGCCCGCAAACTTGTATCAATGTACGGAATTACAAAGGATTCACCGGAATACAAAACTGTATATGACGCAGTGCTTTACACTTTGATGGAGACAAACGGTGACATAAATTCAGGTAAAACCGAAATAAAAAAGATATTGGAGGACGAAGAATGAAACTTGAAGATTTGAAGGTAGGCGCAATCATAATGCGCGCAGACAGGAAAGATAGCCCTGTATACGCAGGCGAGATGTGGCTTGTGACGCGGTTTTTCAATACAAAGGCAAAGTTTGAAGTCGTTTGCCTGCACAGTCTGAACCCTTACAGAATCGGAGAAACCGGGATTATTCTGTTTAATGAACTTCACGGATATGAACTAATAACAGCGTTCTGCATTCAGCTCTCCATTGATATTCCTTTTCTACAGCATAAGCCTTCCAAATCCAAAAAAGACCTTTATCTTCGTTGGACGTTTTGCAAAAATACTTCGCTTGGCAAGATAGGCGATAAATCGCCATACAAACTTGAAAACGGTCGCAATCTTACTGTCGGTGACATCGTTAAAATAAGCCGTGAAGGCGAGGAACACAGTGGCTGTATTGTTGTTCATGATATAGCAGATGGTTATTTCGTCATGGGCATTGCGCTTAATTGCAATGACAGAATAGGTGAAATATCGGACTGGAATGTGACTTTGGAAAGCGGCTTCTATAATCGATTCAAAGGCGAGACTTTTAACCTTGGTTTTAAGTGTCCGCAAATCGAAGTCGTAGACTTCCCTCCTGAAGAAAGATGAGCATTCTAACCCGCCGCAGGCTTGAAGCGTCGAGAATGCCGCTACCTTGTAGCGGACTTTGAGACAACGGTTTACGAGGGGCAGAAAGACACGCAAGTATGGGCGGCGGCAAGCGTGGAGCTTTTCGCGGCAGACGATTCTGTAGTCATTCACCATTCCATTTCAGAGCAGTTTGAATATTTCACATCCTTGTCCTGCAATCTTGTAGTTTACTTCCACAATCTGAAATTTGACGGCTCGTTTCTTCTGTCCTATCTACTGATAGACAGAGGCTTCAAACAAGCCCTTGAGAAAGACGAGAAGGGAGGGGAATACTGGCTGCATGACAAGGATATGAAAAACAACACTTTCCGATACAGCATATCCGACATGGGGCAATGGTATACAATCATTGTAAAGATAAACGACCACTTTATCGAGTTCCGCGATTCACTAAAACTTCTTCCCTTCTCCGTTCGAGAACTAGGTGATAGCTTCGGCACAAAGCATCATAAGTTAGACATGGAATATAAGGGCTTCCGTTATCCCGGTTGCGAGATAACACAGCAGGAACAGGCGTACATAGCTAATGACGTTCTTGTTGTAAAAGAAGCTCTTGAAATTGTATTCCTACAAGGACACAAGAAACTTACAATTGGCTCATGTTGCCTTGATGAATACCGGAAAATTATCGGCTATTTCATGTACAAAGACCTGTTCCCTGACCTCTACAAAATAGAGATTGATGAAAAAATCTATGGGTACAAGAACGCAGGCGAGTATATACGCAAATCATATCGTGGCGGGTGGTGCTACTACGTAAAAGGTAAGGAAAACAAACTGCATTACAACGGAGTAACGGCAGATGTAAATTCTCTTTACCCTTCCGTCATGAGTTCCGAAAGTGGCAGTGTTTACCCTGTCGGAGAACCAACCTTTTGGAGCGGAAATTATATCCCTTTTGAAGCCCGTGGCTCAAACAAGTATTTTTTTGTTCGTGTAAGAACACGTTTCTACTTGCGTGAAGGTTTCCTGCCTTTTATTCAAATCAAAAACAACCTTCTCTACAAGGCGACAGAAATGCTTGAAACTTCCGAAATCTTTGACGGTTCAACAGGGGAATACTTTCCGTACTACTATGACACAGATGGACAGCTAAAGGAAGCAACTGTCGAAATGACATTGACCTGTACAGACTTTCAGCTAATACAAGAACACTACGACCTTGTGCATTTTGAGATTCTTGACGGCTGTTATTTCAAGGCACGAAAAGGAATTTTCGACAAGTACATTGACAAGTATCGCAAGATAAAAATGGAATCAGAGGGTGCTGTGCGAACTCTTGCAAAATTGTTTCTTAACAATCTCTACGGCAAAATGGCATCTTCCCCTGATTCTTCATTCAAAGTGGCATCCATAAAAGAGGATGGTTCTCTAACTTTCCGGGTAGTTCATCAAGAGGGCAAAAAGCCCGGATATATAGCAGTAGGTTCTGCTATCACTTCATACGCCCGCGAATTTACAATACGTGCGGCACAGCAAAACTATCACGGCGTAGACAAGCCCGGCTTTATCTATGCCGACACAGACAGTATTCACTGTGACCTTCCAGCTTCCGACCTTGTTGGAATAAAGACGCACAAAACAGCGTTCTGTTGTTGGAAGATAGAATCAAGCTGGGACGTGGCTTTGTTCGTGAGACAGAAAACCTATATCGAACACGAAGTAGCGCACGATTTGAAGCCACTGCCTGAACCAATATGGAACGTAAAATGTGCAGGCATGCCGGAGCGTTCAAAACAGCTTTTCATTGCTAACATAACAGGCTTTGACATCACTAAAAAAGAAGATAAAGACGAAGAACAAGTCAAATTCATAGATAGCCTATCAGACGAAGAACAAAAATTCTTTAGCAAGAACCTTGAGCTTGAGGACTTCAAAATTGGTCTTAAAGTTCCGGGTAAACTTCTTCCGAAGCGTATTCCCGGCGGCGTCTTGCTCTGTGAAACTTCATATGAAATGAGGGAGAACTAAATGACCATTGAAAAATTTAGCAAAAAGCAATACTGTTCTTATGGAATGCACGTCAGCGAACCTTGCGAAGGAAAACTTATTCTTAGCAGTGTTTATGGACGTATAGCAACTCAGAAAATACAGGTCAATGACTATGGGAAAAAGAAGCGCGTTTGAAAACAGCCTTGTTTGCGTTGCAGTAAACGGAGCGTTGCGCGGTTCGCGGAATCTACAGAAGCGTAAAGCGAACAAACGCAAAGAGCCTTCGGAGGAAGCGCAAGAGGAAATAGACGTCTGCCTGAACTGCGCAGAAAAAAGGTGTTCCGGCACACGTAAGTGCATGATGGAACACCTTCACAAAAAGGCATAAAATTTCACCCCCGCAGGGATTACTCCTTGCGGGGGCTTTTTATATCCGTAACTTGCGAACGACAGAAGCGGTTAGCAAAACCGACACAGATACAGGACGCATAATTTCAGCGTTGCTTCCCTGTTCTGACAGCAATCGAAACGCAAGAGGATATCAGTATGAAAGAGCGGCAAGAACAGCCTCCTTGCAAGACAAGTCTTTGAACCTATAGCAACCTCTTTCAAAGAAATACCTTTGATTCTGCAAGAACAAGTCATTGCGTTTCAACATAACATAGTTTACTCTATGGTCATCTGTAGTAACAGCCAATTTAACGGGGAAGGTCATATCTGCTCTGTCGTCGCAGTAAATAACGCCCTCTGCGTCAAAACTGCGTATTGCATAGTCCTTCCCCTCGTATCGCAAAGTAGCAAGATAGCGTCCGTGTCCTTCCGGCTTTTCGACAAAGGTTTTATTGTCGTTAAGGTAGACGCTTTGCGCAGAATACGCGACATATTTATTAGCACCGAATGCACGGTTGAAACCACTTTCAGCCTGCGCTTTAGAAGCCGCCTCATTGAAGCCCTGTTCAAGCACAAACCCGTCCCCCTTAAGAAACTTGGTATCAACCTGCAATCTGTTCGATATACCCATTTCAATATAATACGGATTCAGCAAAGTGACAGGGTTTGACAGCATATATACCGGAACATACCTTAACTGTTTTCCCTGTCCTCTTGCCACAGACGTATGAACGGAAATAAACTTCTGTACCTCATTGGGGCAGTAGTCATTATTTTCGCTCTGAAATTCATCGAACATCATTCTATCCACATCACTAAAAATATGCGAATATTTCTTGATAGAATCGGCGGAGTTAAGAGGCACGGCGTACCCGCACGGTTTATCATTGATAAAAAGTTCATGAAAGACGCCGCTTGCCCGCTTCTGACTTTTCATCTCCGTACCCTGAAAGAACAGCCCCCGGATATCCTTATAGAACTTGTCAGCGCATTCATCCAGTTCGTACTTATATCGGTACAACAGCATGAACTTCGACCCGCTGTCATTGTACCTATTGACGCACAAACGGCTGAAATATGTGGTCTTTCCTCCGGTTCTGTTAGTGGTAGCAATGAAAATCTCCGGCTTCTTCCCGTTCAAGTCATTCATAGACAAAAGCCTGGTACCGTCGTAGTATACGCCCATACGTCCCTTCGCCCTCCTTTCCGTATCTTTATTATAGCACAAGTGTAGTCCTTTGTCAAGCAAAAGTGAATTTACCAAAAGTTAAATTATTGCGACTTGACAATTCACCTTCGCTATGCTATACTATAGTCAAAGAAAGGAGGGATTTCTGTGGACACCATTATGGCCATGATTTCCAACGTTGGCTTCCCCATTGCCGCCTGTTGCGGTCTGATGTACTTCATCAACACCACAATCAAAGAACTGTGCGCGAATATCAATCAGAACACGATTCTGCTTGAAAAAATCAGCGCTTTTCTTGAAAAGGAGGAAACGCAAGATGGCAAAGAGAACTGACAGCGAACTGCTTCAGGCAATTGGTGACGCGCTACCTGACGCCACAACTGATGAAGCAATCGCGCTGCTGACTGACGTCCGGGACACCTTGTCCGGCAACGCAAATTCGGCTCAAATTGAGCGAGACTATCAGCAGAGAATTGACGAACTGGATTCCTCTTGGCGCAAGAAATTCAAAGAAACATTCTATGCACCTGTTGATGAATCCCATGGTTGGAAAGGCGAGGAAAACGACAAGCCCAAAACAAGGTATGAAGATTTGTTCAAGGAGGAAAATTAAGTGGCAAGAAAAATCAATTCTACGCTCAATGCGAGTACGCTTGACATTCTGAATGTCATCCGTGCTAACGCCCCGATGGAATATCAGTCCGCAGTGCCGCAGGTTGCATCTGTTGATGATATTCCCGTAGTCGGGGAAATTATCTACGGTTCTCCTGCGCTGTCGAATACGTTCATCAACGCACTGCTCAACCGTATCGCGCTTGTAAAGATTCAGAGCGCAACGTTCAACAACCCGTACCGCGACCTTAAGAAAGGCTATCTTGAGTTCGGCGAAACTGTTGAAAACATTTTTGTCGAGATTGCGCGCGTCCGCACTCTTGACCCGGAGAAGGCTCATGCCCGCGAGTTCGCAAGAACTATCCCGGACGTGAGAAGCGTTTTCCATGTTATCAACTGGAAGGCACAGTACCCTCTGACTATCAGCGACTATGACCTGCGGACGGCGTTCCTTTCCGCTGATGGTCTTAATGGCTTCATTGCGAAGCTGGTTGACAGCATTTACAAGGCGGCAGAGTATGATGAATTCCTGCTGTTCAAGTATATGCTTATCAAGGCAATTGCCCACGGTAAAATCAAGACCGTTGCCTTCGATAGCGCAGACCATTCTTCTGCCGCTATTGAGTTCCGCGGCAAGTCTAACCTGATGACTTTCCTGCGTCCTGATTTCAACGAGGCAAAGGTCAAGAATGACTGCCCGAAGGAAAGACAGCAGATTTTCATGGACAGCACGTATAATGCTGAATATGACGTGAAGGTGCTGTCTGCGGCATTCAACATGGAGAAGGCTGATTTCATGGGGCGCCTGCGCCTGATTGATGACTTCACCACGTTTGACAATGAGCGCTGGAACACTATCCGCGCTGAAAGCAATCAGGTAGAGGAAGTTACCGCCGAAGAACTGGCGGTTATGGCGAACGTAAAGGCTGTCCTTATTGACGAGGACTGGTTCCAGATTTACGACCACTACACGAGATTGGGTACGACCCCTGTCAATTCCGGTGACTACTGGAACTACTTCTACAACATAAAGAAGGACGTTTCTCATAGTCCTTTCGCAAACGCTATTGTGTTTGTCGATGACGCCGCCGCTATCACTCCGGCGGACAAGTACACCGCGGAAGTCGTTGCAAAGGATGTGGCTGATGTCGGCACTGTCATTACGCTGGATGTCAAGCAGTCCGCAAGCAATGATGAAGCCGCAACGCTCAAGCCCGGAACCGTTATCTTCAAGCAGACGCTTGACGCTGTTCAGGCAAAGGTGGCTGTTCAGAGATACGGCGTGTATATCTATCCCGCAAACGCTGGCAGTGTATCTGTCGAATGTGAGATTGGCGGCGTTGAATATACCTACGCTACTGGGACTTCCGCGTATACTGCCGGGAAGATGGCATCTACTGTCAAGGTGGGGGACACCCTTCAGCTTGTCAAGAAAACCATGCTATCCTGATAGTAAATTTTTCAGCCCCGGATGAAATACTCCGGGGCTTCTTTGTTAAAAGGAGGTGAATTTTATGCCTACGCCCAATACAGTAGTAAAGATATTGAAGGGGATAGAACTTGATAGGGATTTGGAGAATACCTATAGGTTTGCGTCTCTTTCGGCCCAGCAGAATTTCTTTTCTGCAAGGGCGAAGCATATTCTTGGCAATAAGCCTATGACTGGGTTGCGGTATATAAGAACAGGCGAAGATTCTATCAAGGTAGAGTTGGAAACTGCCGCTCTTTATGACTGCAATTATCTCATGTTTCAGAACACAGGGTACAAGGACAAAAGCGGCAGGTCACGCTGGTTCTATGCGTTCATTGACAGAGTGGATTATGTCAACGAGGAAACGAGTGAAATTTTCTACACTATAGACCCTATGCAGACGTGGCTGTTTGATTACAGGTTCGCGGATTGCATGGTGGAAAGAGAACACGTGAGGGATGACAGAATAGGCAAGAACGTGATAAGTGAGCCTGTTGAATGCGGGGAGTATATGCAGGAGGTAAGCGATAATATTTTCCCGCCTTCATCTTTCGAATATAAAGGAGGGATTATAACGACAAAGCCCATAAATCAGGGAGCTTTGCCGTCAGACACAATAACAATACAAATCACGTCTTCGGCTTCACTATCTATCAAGCGCCCTATACCTTATGCCGGTGTCGATATAGGTGGAGGGAGTATCGCTTCCGGAACTGTTGGGCAGTATCCGACAGATTTGTCATGGTACGCGGATTTTTCGCTTGTTAAAAATAAAGAAGCTACAGGAAAATATCACAGCAATAATACCGTGACTTCCCCGGAGATAAGTGGCATAGAATACTACAGTTTGCAGAACCTTATATCATGGATTGCCAACGCGAAAATTGACGGCATGGACGCTAAAGACATTTACGCTGTGTTTATTTATCCTGACTATTTCAGTTCCGAAGGGGACGGCGGTGTTTTTGATGAATATGGTGCTGGAAGCAAGAAAAAAATAATGACGTTTGACATGAGCTCCACGGCAGGCTTTAAGAAAACAGATGGCACGTTCTTCACTCCGAGGAATAACAAGCTGTACACGTTTCCTTATACACGACTGACCGTTTCGTCACACTATGGCAATGTGGCGCATTACAAGTTTGAACTCTTTGGCAATGGATTCAAACCAAAATTCACACTTCTGTCAGTTCTTACAGCTACACCGCAGGCGGCTCTAATACCTTGCGATTATAGAGGCAAAATAGACTCTATTGACGATATGGTTACACTGCCGTATGCTATTGAAATTCCTGTAAAGGGAGACGCCTTCAAGACATACATAGCGGAGAATAAGGGGAACATTATTGCATCACTTGCTAACACTGTTCTGTCTGCCGCTATCCCGACAATGGCTACGAGTTCAACCGTTGCTATGAGAGGCGGCGGAGAGGTCACGCAGACAAGAACTATCCGTTCACTTTCTCCTAAAACGGGAAGATTGAGAAACAGCCTGCAAGATACAACAAGAGCCGTGACTGCTCCGTCAAGACAAGAATCGGAAAGTTCTACAGTTTCTTACGGCGGCGGAGCAAAATACAGTGGTCTTGTTAGCATGGTCGGCGACCTTGTTGACAAAGTGCATCTTCCAAATCCAGTCTACGGAAACATGACAACGACAGACATTCTTGCTACCACAAAGCGAAACACTATCAGCTTGTACCGTGAAGGAGTAAGCGGCGATATAGCAAAGACAATAGATGACTTCTTTACCATGTTCGGGTACGCGGTTAAAGAAGTAAAACAGCCCGGTATGTACAATCGTCATTATTGGCAGTATATCAAGACCTGCGGTTGCGTACTGCATAATTCTGATGGGTATTCTGACTATGTCAATGCCAATGTCAACTATAGCACTGGAATGAACGCCGCAGACATGGATACGCTGGAAAAAATATTTAACCGGGGAATTACATTCTGGAATCAGGACGTACAGATTGGCGACTATACGTTGAATAACGGAACGCTGGAAAAAATTTACCTTCCGGATGACAAGCCACTGTTCAAGAATCCGCCTCCGGTAGGGACAAATTTATCTACTTGTGAGGTAGCAGTAAGAGCAAAGTATACTGACAGTACGACAATCGAGTTCATACTTCCGGGCGACCGTTCTGTTTCGTGGGAAGTAAAAACGGGCGTCATTGATGACAGTTATGTAAAGACAGACAAGGTTGTCGAAGGAACGCACGAATACAGAGTAAGAATTGCTGACCTTGTTTCAGAAGGAAAGGAGATAACAAGTGCATGACTAAAAATAAGCAGTGGGACTGCGACCCTGTAGCCCCGCCTATACCTTCTCTTGACGAACTTGCAAACGGTTATACGTATATTCAGTATTACAACCGCCTTTGCGAGTTGTCCATGAGTATGTTTGAGTGGACAGGGCTTCCCGATACTTGCGACAAGAGATATTTGGAACTGACGCTTTTCAGTATGGGGCAGGCTGTTTTCTTCAATGACGATGTGATGGGCTTCCTTGGTCTGCCTGTATCAGGTAGCGGGACGCTTGACTTGTATCAAGTGCCGACACGAAGAAGGGCTTACGCTGACAATGGGTATAGTCATGAATTGGATGAAAGCAATAGCGTTATTATCTTCAATAACTATATGCGGACAAATTCAATGCTGGATGTGCGTATGTTCAGCGCAAGGCTTGCTGACCTTGACAGGACTATTGATATCAATGTCAAGGCGCAGAAAACTCCTGTTCTTATCGTCTGTGACGAGAAGAAAAGAAACAGCTACGTCCGGATGTATCAGAAGTGGATGGGCAACGAGCCGATGATTATTGGCTCAGAGGGCTTGACAATGGACAATGTGAAAACCATTGACACGACTGCGCCGTATGTGGGCGATAAGCTGTACGAACTCAAAACACAAATTTGGAACGAGGCTCTTACCTATTTGGGCATTCCGAATATCGGCAATGAGAAGCGGGAAAGAATGGTGAGTGACGAAGTCGCAAGGAATCAGGGCGGCACGTTCGCAAGCAGATACAGCCGCCTGAATGCCCGACAGGAGGCTTGCGAGAAAATCAACAGAATGTTCGGTCTGAACGTGTGGTGCGAGTACAAGGACATGAGCGCGGAATTGGGCGTTGATTCCATGAACAGTGAAACAACAGAGGAAGGGGGTGAAGATAATGAGTAAGTACACCATGGAAGTTAGGTATATCTGCGAACAGCTTGCCAATGCTACGATTGAAACACAGGTTGGAGATGTGCCGGGAATTATCGAGAAAGCCGCACCGCAGATTTTTGACTTCGATTTTCCTATTTGGAACGAGGACTATAGGAAAACGTTGGAGGAGAAAATCCTGCTTCATTTCTATATGCGGGAGATTGGGCAGGAAACTGTCGGCGAGTGGAAGTTGAGACTCATGCAGACGCTTCAAGAGATTATGCCGGAAATGAATGAGTTCTACAAGAGCGTGGAACTTAAGTACGACCCGCTGACGGATATTGACTATACGACTGACACGAAGGGCGGCACAGAAGTCAAAAGCACAAGGAATACCAATGTGACGGAAGGAATGCAGAGAAATGAAACAGAAAATACGGAAGATAGCGGAAAGAATACGGAGAAGTTTGACGGCGATAGCAAACAGACTTTCAGCGACACACCGCAGGGTAAACTGGAAAATGTTTGGGAAGGGACATATATCACGACAGCAAATAGAAGCGTTGGAGACAACACTACAACGAATACTAACGAGGCAAAACGAGATACTACAAGAGATGCAAGCGTTAACAGTACGAGAACAGGAAGCGAAGCAGGAAATGACAAAACAGAACGAACCCTTGTGTCAAGAGTGTACGGAAAAAGTAGCTTCCGAAGCTACGGAAGGTTGATTCAGGAGTTCCGGGAAAATATCATGAACGTGGATAAGCTGGTGTTTGAACAGCTGGAATGCTGCTTTATGCTGTTGTATTGA